TACTTACTATAGCAGAGTAATTAGCTGGTATTCTTAGTTGAACATCTAAAGGTAGATAATATGAATTTTGTTTTAATGAATCATTGGCTATAGATATTATCCACCATAAAGATGAATCACCATAGTACTGTAATGCTAAAGTATCAAATCTATCTCCTTGATTGGCGTAGACGTAAGTATCACTAAAATCTAAAGGTACCTCAGGGTATTTAGTACCCGAGTAGTATTGTCTACCTAAGGTTCCATTTGTCCTTTGTCTTCTTAATATTTGTGTTTGTGTATATCTACCCATTAATTTGCTGTTTAAGTAGGTATGTAGTTTAAATTATTTTCTAAACCATTATAATTGTCAACATTAGCTCCAGTAGTTAAACCAATATATTTTTCTTTACCATATCTACTGATAAATCCTGTTGTATTTTTCTTAGGATCTTCATTTCCACCATATAAATTACTTTGTATTTTAGGTACAAAGTTATGGATAGGAGTAAATTGGAATCCTGTTACCTTTACTATCATAGGTAATTCTTTAACACTTGCGTCATTTAATGAACCATCCTCATTGTCCTCTGTCTTTACTAAGGTATCACTTATACCTATTTCCCAAGGTGATTCAGAAGGTACATCTAAAGTAATACCTTTCATAATACCTACTTGTTCATAACACCATCCACCTACAGTTAAAGATATTAAATTACCTCTCATATACCCAGCATCTGAATAATCAGGTGCGCATACAGAAGCAAGATAATTTAACTTTTGATACATTGGTATTAGTTCTTGTTTTGATTGAGCTGCTACAGTCCAAGATAATGAAATAGATCTGTCAAACCCACCATATTTATAGAAGTTTTCACCTCTACCCATAAATTGTTGAGCTTCCCAAGTTGAGGTATAAGAGTCACTCATACTATCAATAAATGCTCTAAAATGGATGTATGTTTTATATGAAGGATCATTATTATTTAATACCGCTATTCTAAACTTAACTAAATCATTTTTTTCATCAGAACTAACTGGGGAATTAGTTGCACTACTTTGGTATAATGGGAGTGCTGTAATTTTATCTAAAGCGTGTTTATAAGTAGAGTTTCCTTTTACTGTATCAGGTGTAGTTTCTCCATTACCCCTTTTTCCTATTGTATAGCTTGATATATTACCTCTTTTACCTGGATTACCTAAATTAGTTCTTAAATCAGCATTTTTATTAGTGTAATCTATACTTTTAGGTATAGCTTGTTTAGCCTTTACTTCATTTTGACCATATTCTGTACTATTTCTTACTATTTCTGAGAAATTAATAATATCTCCTCCCTGACTTACAGGTATTTGTTTATTAATCTCTTGTTGAGTTAAAACATATCTAACTTTATCCCCAAACCCAGAAAAGTATGGGGAATTATCATCATTAATATTTCTATTTATGGTTTGGTAACCTTTAGCTATCTTAATCTCAGTTTGACCTACACCTAAAGTTGATCCAGGTCCTCCTCTATATTTATATAATAAATTATTACTAGAATCAGTACTTTCTATTTGTATATTAAAAAGAGGTTGTATTCTACTTTTATTACCATTTATACCAGCAGTAGCAATTGTATTTAAATAAGTAGGGAAACCAACACCTTGACCTTCAGTATTTGGGGTTATGGCGAAAGGTTTAAGGCCTTGTTTGTTAAGATGAATACCACCTGCCCCAACTCCCGCTTGTGCTATAGTTCCGAAAGGACTATAAATACCTTGATTTGGGAAAGCATTATTTTTAATAAAATCTACTGCTCTATTAGCGGTATTTGTTAAAAAAGTACCTACTGTACCTCCACGACCAATATTAATTTCAGAGGCTTTAGATTCCTTAAATTCTTGATATCCAGCAGACATATTAGTATTAGCTAATGACAATATATTTTGTTTAGCTATAAATAAAGGTCCTGTTGCTGGAGAGGGACTAAGAAGGAGTTGGGTTAATCTAGAGACATCCTCTATTGATGATTGTATTGAACCCTCTCTTAATAAGAAATCAGGAGTACCTCCTTTAACACCCGCTCTTATTTTAATACCACTTACATCTTTACCATTACCTCCTATTAAAGTTAATCTAGCACCAGTATTATTATTCCAATCCTGCTCTAGTTGTTTTTTAACAAAGGGTTGCCTGCTAGACCCCCCACCATATTGGTCCTTACTATATCTTAAGGTCCTTAAATTTGTTTTTTGGGAAATAAGTGGTTTTTTTTGGGCCATGTTTATATTGGCAAATTGTCTAGGTATTTAGTACCATCTATTGTTCCTGTCCCTGAAAGTCCAACTGAAGTTGGTTGTGGGATTGAATTTATAGTAGCTCCAAATTGACCTAACCAACTAGGGGTAATTGCACTCCCTTCAGGATTATTAGTAGTAGAATATTGATTATGGATTGTACCATTTACTGAAGCCATATCTGCTGCACTTCTACCAGCTACATTGTATCCTTGACCATCATTTACAGAAAGGGGAGACCCTTCATTTTTTAACATATCTTGTAGTCCTTTCATAATTTATTATTTAGTGTATTAATACTTTGTTATACATATTAGGTTATTGTACCTCATATAGTCCTACTGGGGATAGTTCGGGTTTTTTAGAATTTTGCATTATTAAAGATTCTAATAACTGGTTAGTTCTTTCACCTGTTTTATTTGATCCACCTCCTAGGTTTGTTCCTGCTACAACTGCTACAGAATCTTCATTATTTAAAGCAAGAGTATCTTTACCACTTTTTATAATAGTATCACCATATCCTGTTGTTGGGACTATCGCATCATTTGCTAAAGACATAGCTCCTACTACTCCTCCTCCAATAGCACCTGCTAAAGTACCCAATCCAGGAATTATAGATCCTGCAGCAGCACCTGTAGCTACTCCAGCAAGAACTTTACTTAAAGGTCCTAGTAATTTAATTAAAGCCCCTACCCCCTCTAACGCATAACCCAAAATATCCAAAATAGGCATAAAAGTTGTAACTAAATCCCCTAATAAACCTTTAAGTTTTTCTACAGATTTAGTAAATTTTTCTTGTGCTGTTTGAGCCTCTAATCTATCAGCTAATTCATTTTTTCCTAATGCTCTTAATTCACTAGCAGTTTTATTTTGTATGTCTTGTTGAAATAAGATATCAGCAAGTTGATCGGATTGCATCCCCATAGCTTTAGCTAATGCCTCCTGTTGAATAACATTTAGGTTTTGGAAGTCATTATAATCACCTGCTTCTTTGGTTAATTCTTTAGCTACAGTAGCTAAATCTCCATCTAAAGATGCTTGTCTTGCTTTTTCTAAATTAATATTTTTTCCTAAAAGTAATTCTGCTTCTAATTCTGCTGAAATAGAGGATTCAAAATCTAATAATGATTTACTAGCATTTGCCACATCATTTAAACTTCCACCAAATAGTTTAGCTTGTGTAACTGCAGCAGCTATTGTTTTTACATTAGCACCTAAATTAGCTCTAATAGTACCTGTTACCTTTCCACTTTCCTCTAAAATATTTCTTAAATCAAGTTGAACTCCTGATTGTCTTTGGAGTTCATAACTAGTACCTAAGGCATCTTTGTATTGATCTTCAAAATTCTTACCTGTTGTAACAGTTGCTGCCGCTAACATACCTGCGGATTCTGCACTAATACCTACTTGTTCAGTTAATTTTGTAGTAGTAACTAATGTTTCCATATCAAATAAAGTAGGAAAACCAAATTGTTTACTTAATGCTGTAACAGTTTTAAGTAAAGAAGTAGTGGAAACATTAATATTACCTGATGATGTAGCAGCGTCAGCAAAATCATTTCTTAAATCTGCGGCTTCATCAGCAGATAAAGCTAGTGATTTTTGTAACTCAACTGTTTGTTCATTAACTAGAAAAAATTCATCAGTAACAGCAGCAATAACAGCACCACCAAAACCTTTACTAAAAGTAGAACCTAAAGATTTTACTCCAGCAGTTATACCAGAGAAAGAGGATGGTATTTTTCCAAGATCTTTTTGTAAATCCCCAACTATGCCTTGTTTTTTAGCTTGTCTAGCAGCAGCAGTACCTGTTGCTGTTATTTGTTTTTCAAGACCTAATCTTTTAATAACTTCAGCAGTTAATCCCTTTCCAGTTTTAAGTTTATTTATATCATCTTTTCTGCCTAAAAGAGATTCTCTTGTTGTTTCAATTTCTCTAGCAGCACTAGCAGCATCTTCAAAAGGGGATGCTAGTTGTTTTAATCCAGGAATTTGTTTAACAAAATTAGATATACCCTGAAATGATTTAACACTAGTAGTTTCAGCAATTTTTTCACTAAATTTTAATTGTTCTTCTAATACCGCATTAACGTCTTCAGCACTCCCTATTTGATCTCGGATAGCACTATTTAAAGCTTCTTGTTGTTCTACATTTAATTCTGTTATATTACCTTCTAAACTAGATAGTTGGTTAATTGTAGCTTGAAGTTGAAACCTTTGTTTAACAACATCATTAATCCCTTTAAAAGTACCTATAGATTCTTTGTTTAGATTAGCAGTACTTTGAGTTAATTTATTAAGAACTTTTCCTATGCTATTTAACTCACTTTGTTCTTGTTTTTGAAATTTAATGTCTTTTGTAATAGACTTTATTTCATTACTAATATCTCTTTGGTCTTGTATATTCTCATCATTTAAAGAAAGTCTATCCTTTAAGATTTGGTTTTCTTCTTTTTTTAACCTATTAAGTTCTTTTTGATTTTGTATTTCTTTATCAGACGCCATTAATATATTTTGTTATAAATATTATTACTTATAACCTACTTTACCCTTATATGGAGTACTAGCTTCTTTAAATGCTTCCTTATTTACTTTACCATCTGGGGTTACTAAAGTAGTAGTACCCTTTTTAGTTGCTGGTTCTGATGATTTTTTCTGCTCTTCATAAAACTTTTTTATTTCAGAAAAAGTATAGTTTCTTAACCATATAGGCATATTATATATAGTTTCAAAATCATACCCACCTTTACCGTGAAATATCATTTGATGTATTTGTGAAAACAGATTTAGCCTATATTCTGGGGCTATATTAAAGTTCAGGCCAAAAAAAGTTTAGGCCAATAGGAATGGCCACCTCCTCACCATTATCTAGTATATAATTCATATCAACATCAGGTTGGGTGTTTTTTATATGTTCCCTAAGTGCTCTAGAATCTCTAGCTAATAAGTAGTTATCTACAAAATTATTAATATCTTTTCTTTCTGCTTTACCATCTACTGAAACAATCATTTGTTTTAGTCTACTAGTAATACCTGTTGAAGAGTCTTTATTGATTTTTTTAAGTGCTTCAATTTCTCTGTCTACTGCCTTTTCATCTCTACCAGTTAGAATTTTATACTCAATAACTGTACCAGTTGATTCCATAGTATAGGAGAATAAATTTGTACCTTTAGTTAAGAAGGATTCATCAAAATCTTTATTTTCTAACTTTGTTAAATCTAAAGTATATTCTATATCTTTAATAGATACATTATAATCTTTACCATAACCTAATATTCTAGATGCTATAAAAATAGCATTTTTATCACCTGTAACTAAATCATCAATGTTAATATCTTTGTTTACTATTAGAGATCTTAAAAGTTTATCTAATACTATTCCTTTTTGGATATAAGATTGATTACTAAGAATATCTTCTTCCCTAGCAGTCATATATTTTAGTTCTACTTTACCACTTGAAAGTGGATTTGATTCGGGATATAATAATCCTTTTGAGGGGAGTTCTACTTCTTCAGTAGGAAATTTAAAATCAGACATATACTTTATTTTAGTTTATAACATTATCTTCAGTCATACATATAAAGATAAAAAAAAGCCTGACAAAAGCCAAGCTATTTATAATTTATTTTATTATATTGATTAGAAATTCAATATACAGTAATCAGGTTGGATTGTCAGTGCTATTGATTGTGCTGAATTTTCTTCATCCCAACTGTAATCTCCAAAGTTAGCATCTACAATCTGAGCACCTTTAATAATCCACTCAGAAACAATATCACCTACAGGTCCAAGTACATTTAAGGTTAGATCTTTTTTATAAAAATCACTATACCCATCTCTACCAGTTACTGATTCGTGGTGTAACCTAACCCATTCCATCACTGCTTGTGCTCCTGATGGAGATATGGGATCGAATAAAGTCATGCTCATAGATGCCCATGTACTTTTACCTTTTACATATCTTTGGAGGTTAATATGATTTAGATTCACTACCCCTTGATTTAAGGTAACAGCACCCATAGCTTTAATTTGAAAAGATGGGATACCATCCATATAAAGAATAAACCTATTCTTTTGTTTTGGTTCAAAAGGTGTGAAAAATATATCGTTTGGTCCTATTACTGCCATTGTATTTTATTTTATTTATTATAAATATTGGTTTATTTAAGAATTATTATTCTGGAAATGTTGCTCCTGTTGGAAGTACA